ATATTATCAAAGAACTAAGTTCGGAATCATTGGCCACTGTAGCGACCGACAAGAGATTATTTGTAAAACATTTGCATGATCTATTTTCTTCAAAGGATTCAATATTTTTCTGGATTAACAAATACTTATAAATTAAACATCCAGGTTGCTGGTAGATTTGACATTGGTATTGGTCGATTGATATCAATAGATTTTGAATTGATACGGCAACATAACTCAAATGAAAATTATTTAAATGACATAAGGCAAAATTCTTCTGGTAGATTTTTAGTTACCGCAGTTAATCATGTGATTACTGCTGGTGGTCGTCACAACATGACGTTAGAATGTATGACAGATAGTATAGTTTAGGATAATTATGAACGAACAAATATTTTATGTTGGTATAGTAGAATCAAGAACAGATCCATTATTTCTTGGTAGATGTAAAGTTAGGGTAATTGGAGTACATACTGCCGATAAGACCGAATTACCAACCGAAGGATTACCCTGGGCTACTCCAGTACAAAGTATTACTTCTGCTGCTGTATCTGGTATTGGAATATCTCCAACTGGTATAGTAGAATCTGCACAAGTATTGATAGTGTTCTCAGATCCAGAATCAAAACAATCTCCATTGATTCTTGGTACTATAGCAGGAATTCCAGTAAAAGCAAATGTCTATGATGACAATTTTAAAGATATTCAACCAAGAATAACTAATGAGATTAATGCACCTTCCGATAACCCTTATCTTGGAGAAGGTATAGTAGAAGTAACATTAACTCCAGGGGAAATTGGATCTCTTACTTCTGAACAAGTCATTAAGCTAATGGCAGCAATAAAGAAAAGGGAATCATCAAATAACTATCGGGCAGTCAATTCTCTAGGATATTCTGGAGCCTATCAAATGGGCTGTGCCATGCTTGAGGATCTTGGATATGTTATTGCCGGATCATGGGGAAAATATAAGAGAAATTCAGTTTTAAATCCAGGAACCATTAATGTTTGGTCGGGTAAAGATGGAATCACAAGTCAAGCTAAATGGTTAGATTCTCCAAGCATACAAGATAAAGCATGTAAAGAAGAATTGAAGTTATGGTACAAGAGAATGCTTAGGGGTGGATTATGTTCTCCAAATACACCTTCAGCCGAACTTGCTGGACTATTAATGGTAGCACATTTGAAGGGAACTGGCAAGGGTGGAGTTAGAGATTTTCTTAGGAATCAAGCTACCCCAGATGCATATGGAACAAATCCATCAGAATATTATAGATTAGGTTTTAAATCAATTGACAATGTTTCTGATGTGGTTACTCCAAATGAAGATAATGTAACCGTTGCCGAAAGAAAATCTAAGATAACTCCATTTGAAGGTTCTAAGACAAAAGATGGAAGTTCTATCAGTATATCACAAGATTCTCTTGTCAAGGGAAATCCCAATGCATTTGGGTTCATTGATCCTACATTAAAATATCCATTAGATAATCATTTAAATGAACCAGATACAAATCGATTAGCTAGAAATCAATCGATAGAAAAAACCATTGTAGCAGAAAAGGAAGGTAATCGGTCGACTAATATTTCTGTAGCAAATTCATCATTTCAATGGGTTCAACCAAATTGCCCGTATAATGCAATGTATCCATACAATCATGTATACTATACCGAATCTGGACACATTCAAGAATTTGATGATACTCCAGGATCAGAACGAATACACTTGTATCATAAGTCGGGAACCTTTACTGAGATTGATCATGTAGGAAATCAAGTAAATAAAGTAGTTGGATCAAGGGTAACTATTGTTGAAGATGATGATAAAATATATATTTCTGGATCTGGATTAATAACTATTGATGGGGATTTTTCTTTAGATGTAAAAAGAGCATTGCATATAGAAGTTCAAGGTAATGCTAATTTAGCAGTTCATGGAGATTTAAATCAAGTTGTTGATGGAAATATTAATTTAAAATGTATAGACTTCAATCTTGAATGTACCAATAATCTAAATATACATTGCATTGAATCATTTATAACTAATGAAAATAACTTCAATGTAAGTTCAGACGGATCGATATTACTATCATCAAGTGAAGATCTATATTTGACTTCTGCAACTACTCTTGCGGCTGATTCCGCAGAAATTCATTTAAATTCTGGATTATCTGTTGCTGCTGAAACTTCACCAAAGATTACTATCAATTTAGATTGGACTCCAAGTTTAACTGAATATGACATAACAACATATGATTCAACTAAACAATTTGAAAATGAATCATTTATATTTGGTGAAATAGATCCTAAAATAAATGATTCAGATACACCATCAACAATTGTAATAGCATCGGAGAATAATGTGATCGAATTCCCAATAACAAATTCTACTAGACTATCTCCAAATTTTACTGTAGGGGATTTGGTGGATAATAAAACTATTGGATTACCAGCTAATGGTCAACATGGACTAACACAAGAACAATTAGTAATCAATCTACAAAACTTGGCTGTAAATATATTGGAACCAATTAAGGCACTCTATCCAGATATGAAGATTAATTCTGGATTTAGATTGAAAGGAAACTCTACAAGCAAAGCCAAGGGAGTTTCCGAACATGAACTTGGAAGGGCTGCTGATGTAGGATTTACTAAGTTTCCTCCTGGAATTAAAAATAGAAGTCAATTGTTTTTAGAAAGATCAATTAGCCTTAGTAATCAATTACCTACATACGATAAATTGATTCTTGAATCGAAAACTGATGGAAAGAATTGGATACATATTTCTTTCAATGCACAAAAGAACAATAAACAATTGATGACATTGATAAATGATGGACCAAGATATGGTGGAAAGATATTTAATAGTTTGACTCTAGGCTAATAAATATATACATGGCAAATATTAAATACACAGATATAGATTTAAATCTTCAGAGAAATCCAGTATCTAGGGATCTACTGAAGATTTCCGACGAGGAAGCTATCAAGAATTCTGTTAAAAATCTATTGATGTCAGAGCATTATGATAAACCATTTCATCCCGAATTTGGATCTGGGATTCGAGATCAATTATTTGAAAATTGGTTGCCAACTTCTGCTGCAACAATAGAAAAAAATATTGCATTCATTTTAAAGAATTTTGAACCAAGAGTAACCCTATTAGGAATTGAAATCTCAAGAGATTCTACAGGAACTTCAATATCAATTGGAGTTTATTTTAGAATTAATTCAACTTCAAAAACATCAATTGTAAATTTAATTCTAGCAAGAACTAGATAAGAGAGAAATCAGATGGCAGTCAAAAATATTTCAGAATTAGATTTTGACAATTTAAAGGAATCATTTAAGGAATTTCTTGGTACTCAAGAAGCATTTACCGATTATGATTTTGAAGGATCTAATATGCAGGTTCTATTAAATGTACTTGCATACAATACATATAATAATAACTTCTATTTGAATATGGCGTTAAATGAAGCATTTTTAGATTCTGCTGTGAAGCGTGGATCAATTGTTTCACGAGCAAAAGAACTTGGATATACACCAAGATCTACAATATCTTCAGAAATACATACCACTATAGTAGCAACAAATCTATTACCAGATGAATTAGTTCCGTCAATGACATTGGCTAGGGGAACTAGATTTAGAGGTATAGATGCCAATAATACAAATTCATATTATTTTATAGTCACAGAACCAGTCACAGCGGAGATTCAGAATAACTCATTTACATATCCTAATGTCACTCTGAAAGAAGGTGTAATTCTTGGATATTCATTTACAGTTGATAAGGTTGCAAATCCAAATTTAATATTTGAAATTCCACATGACAATGTAGATATTACCACAATTAGGGTTAGGGTTCAAGAATCTATAGGAAGTCAAGTAGTTAGAACTTATGATCTAGCTAGTAACGTATATGATGTTGCCGCTGATTCTTTAGTATATTATATACAAGAAAACTATAGAGGGAAATATGAAATTCAATTTGGTGATGGTGTACTTGGACAATCATTGGAAACTGGGAATATTATTCTAATTGATTATGTATCTAGTTCTGGTTCTATTGCAAATGGAATATCAAAATTAATTGGAGTAGATCCAATCGGATTAGTATCTGTAGATAGATCTATCATAACAGTATTGGATAGTTCTTCTGGGGGTTCTTCCAAAGAGACTCCAGAATCTATTAGACTGAATGCATCACAAATGCATTCTACTCAAAATAGGGCAGTTACAATTCCAGATTATGTAGCATTCCTGCGAAAGAACTTTGGAAACCTTGAAGCAATTAATGCTTGGGGTGGAGAAGATAATGATCCACCGATATACGGAAAGGTATTCATTAGTTTAAAACCATACGATGGATTATTCGTTTCCGATTTTGCCAAACAAAATATAATTAAAGAATTATTAAAAAATTCGGGAATGGCTACTGTGACACCTGAATTTGTCGATCCAACATTTTTACATATCGCTTCAAATGTAACAATTAAATTTGATTCGACAAAAACAAACAATAGCTCAAACTCAATTAAGAATTTAGCATTGATTAGAATTGATAATTTCTTCTCTAGCATAACCAGAAAATTCAATCAAACATTTTCAGTATCGAATTTTATTAAAGACATCCAAGCAATCGATTCTAGTATAAATTCAATAACTGCAAAACTATATGTAAATCATAGAGAAACAATTATACCACAATCTACTCAGGGCATAAGTTTTACATTAAATAATAATATTACACCAAGTTCATTCACTAGCAATTTAATTACAATATCATTAAATCAAGTTAATTATAATGTATTCGTTAAAGATAAACCAACTGACTTTAAAAGTACACAAGGAATTCTTACAGTTATTGATGAAAATGGATTAACAGTAATTGATAATGCTGGAACTATAAATTATAACTCTGGAATTATAAGCATAAATCCTATTAGGATTATATCATCAAATTCACCCAATGATCAAATAATATTTAATGCATTATTAACTGGAGATATTTTTTCATCGAAGAATCAATTAATTATACAAGATGATGTTTTATTTGGAAAATATGAAAATGTAATTTCTGGTACTAGAGTTTCAGTAAGCGAATCATAATATGAAATTACCACTATATGCTAATGTTGCAAATCAATTACCAGAACACATAAGGGAATCATATCCTCAGTTTGTTCTGTTTTTGGAAGCATATTACGAATGGATGCATAACCAGAATAATTTAACTGGGGCTGCTAAGGGGATTATTGATCTCAGAGATGTAGATAAGACCTTAGATCAATTTGTTGATGATATTATCAAAGAACTAAGTTCGGAATCATTGGCCACTGTAGCGACCGACAAGAGATTATTTGTAAAACATTTGCATGATCTATTTTCTTCTAAGGGTTCCGAAAAATCATTTAAATTATTCTTCAGATTATTGTATGACATGGATATTGAAGTTTCATATCCTTCTGAAAATATTCTGAGAGCATCGGATGGGCAATGGTTTAATCAAAAAACAATTACATTAACTTTGGTTAGTGGGGATGTTAAAAATCTCCCAGGAACTATAGTAACAGGACAAACTTCTGGGGCTATTGCTTATATAGAAACTGTAGAATCATTCTATGCCGATGGAGTACTAAAACATTTAGCTACTATCAATAACAGAAATTTAACTGGACCATTTACAGTAAATGAAATAGTTAAATCCAGAATTGGTAATCCAGCAGAATC